GGATACATAGATTGGCTAGCTCAATCTTTCCTCACATGAGAAAACGATTAACAAAAAAATGGTTACCAAGAGAAGAAGAGGGTGAGGTGCATACCAACGTATACTTTGATGAGATAGATTTTTCTAAAGGTCAGTGGCTTGTATTGACTAGAACAAATAAAATGTTAGAAAGGTTACGTGAGCATTTATACAGAATGAACTACAGATTTGAATCTAGAGCGCAAGAACTATTACCAAACAAAATGTTAAGTGCGTACAGAGTATGGAAACGTTTGAATGAAGGTGCTTATGTAAACAAAGAAGATGTAAAAGATCTTTGGGATTTTCTTACAGTAAAAGATGGACATCTAGAAAGAGGATTTGCTAGTGGTAAGACACTGGGAGATATTACATCAATAAATTTAGAGGGACTAAAAGCTGAACACGGGTTGCGAGCGTCGGGAAGCTGGGAAACATTAAAGTTTCCAGAAGACAGTAAACTTTATATCAAAAAATTATTAGAGTCAGGTGATGATTTAATGAAACCTGCAAGAATAAAATTATCTACAATACATGCTGTAAAAGGAGAGGAACGAGACAACGTTGTTTTGTTTACGGACATAGAAAGAATAATATATGAGTCAGCAAGAAAAGATGCTGATGCAGAACACCGTACATTTTTTGTAGGTATAACACGAGCGAAAGAAAAATTATTTATAACTAGTCAAGGTTATGAATATCAATATAACATAGGAGCACCAATAATATGACAGATCCAGATATATTCAAAGACGCATTTCCACAAAACAGGCAGGTAGGAGGTTCACATTATAAAAATTTTCACATACAGCCGTATGAGTTTATTTCTAAAAATAATCTCTCGTTCTTCCAAGGCTGTGTTGTAAAATATGTTTGTAGATATTTGTTTAAAAATAAGATAGAAGATCTTGAGAAGATAATTCATTATTGTGAATTAGAAATACTAAAGTTAAAAGATACAAGAAAAAAGAAATAATGTTTACAGTTCAAACTGAATGGGATTGTCCAGAAGAGTTTCCTGATTTATCAGGTGCAAAATATATTGCAATCGACTTAGAAACAAAAGACTTAGATTTAAAATCTAGAGGGTCTGGTGCTATACAAGGTAGAGGAGAGATTGTTGGTATAGCAGTAGCTGTAGAAGGTTGGAGAGGATATTATCCGATTGCACACGAGGGTGGTGGTAATCTAGATAGAAGATTAGTTTTAGAATGGTTTAAAAAAGTTTGTGCAACAGATTCTATCAAAATATTTCATAATGCAATGTACGATGTGTGTTGGATAAAAGCATACGGTATACCTATCAATGGACATATCATGGATACCATGTTGATGGCATCTTTGATTGATGAAAATAGATTATGGTACACACTTAATAGTATTTCATTTGATTATCTAAGAGAAGTAAAAGATGAGAAAGCTTTGAAAGAAGCTGCAGACTCTTGGGGCATAGATCCTAAATCTGAGTTATATAAATTACCTGCAATGTATGTCGGAACTTATGCGGAACAAGATGCAGAACTTACATTAGAATTATTTAAAACATTATCCAGAGAGATACAAAAGAATAATTTAGTAGAGATATTTGATTTAGAAACACAATTGTTTCCGTGTTTGATTGATATGAAATTTAAAGGGGTTCGTGTCGACGTAGAACGTGCTCATAAATTGAAGAAGCAGTTATCACAAAAGGAAGAGCAACTCCTATTAGAAGTAAAAAAACAAACAGGAATAGATGTTCAAATATGGGCAGCAAGATCGATAGCCAAAGTATTTGATAAACTTTCCTTAACCTACGCCACCACCGAGAAAACTGGGTCACCTTCATTTACAAAAAATTTCCTTTCCACACATGATAATCCTGTAGTTAAAAGTATAGCAAAGGCTAGAGAAATAAACAAGGCACACACAACTTTTATAGATACTATAATAAAACATAATCATAGAGGTAGAATACATGCAGATATAAACCCTATCAGATCTGATCAGGGTGGAACAGTTACAGGTAGATTTAGTTATTCAAATCCTAACTTACAACAAATACCTGCAAGAAATAAAGATCTAGGCCCAATGATTAGATCTTTATTTATACCAGAAGAAAAACATAAATGGGGTTGTTTTGATTATAGCCAACAAGAACCAAGACTTGTTGTGCACTTTGCAGCCACAACAGAACCAATATTTTACGATCAATCTGTAAAAGATATTGTAGAAAAATTTAAAGACAATGCAGTAGACTTCCACCAGACTGTAGCAGACATGGCAAACATATCTAGAACACAAGCAAAGACAATCAATTTGGGTCTTTTCTATGGTATGGGTAAAGCTAAACTACAGGCAGAGTTAGGTTTAAATACAAAACAAGAGGCAGAAGATTTGTTTAATCAATATCACGAGAGTGTGCCATTTGTTAGGGATCTTATGAATTTTACATCACGACGTGCTCAGACTGGGTCTATTGGCACATTATTAGGACGTAGATGTAGATTTAATAAATGGGAACCAAATAAATTTGGAATGCATAAACCCATGGAACTTGAAGAAGCAGAGAGAACTTATGGTAGAAAAAATATACGGAGAGCTTTTACATACAAGGCATTGAATAAATTAATACAAGGATCTGCTGCTGACATGACAAAGAAAGCAATGTTAGATTTATATAGAGAAGGTATTATACCTCACATACAAATTCATGATGAACTAGATATATCTGTAAAGTCTGATGAAGAGGCAAAAAAGATAATTGAAATTATGGAGAATGCTGTTAGTCTAACTGTTCCCAATAAAGTTGATTACGAATCAGGAGACACTTGGGGAGATATTAATGGATAACTATGGCATATTTAAACGCAAACATACCAGTAGAGTACGCTCAAATAAGGAGAGAATATCTTTATGATCTTAAGAGTCATCATGGTGAAGTTGAGGATTGTATTATCTTTGGTCTTAGTGCCATTACGGGCAAGTCTATTCTTTTTCACGCCATTATGGAGAACGGTGCAATTTTTTACAGGTTACCTATTACGGCTTTTATCCAACGTGGCTTCAAAGTTACCGATGTACCTAGGCGTAGATTGGACGAGCTTCAGCTTTGGAATTGTTTCAGTTATTATCCTTCTGTGCATACTTGGGATATCTTAGAAGCACAGGCTGGTAAATACATAGGAAAAGACAAAAAATGGCACCATGGCAAGTATTTATTTACCGTTGACTTTGCTCACCCTGAAAGTAATATATTGGATACGGATCACTCAGAGATACCGCACGAGCACAAATGCGCTCACATCATAGCTCTCGATGATGGGAACTATGCAGCACAACCAAACAATAGATGCATATGGGATATACCTTCATTTACAGTGAAAGATAACATCCCGGATTGGAAAGTGCAGACATCTGAGTGGAACGTAGAGAACACAAGTAAATGGAAGACCGAAGATACGGATAACTTCTTTTACGAAATTGAGGAGAAGAAACATGATTGAAAAATGTAAAGCAATTTGTTGCAGAGTTTGGGACAAAATTAAAGCTGCATGGGAATGGATCGTGTCTAGATTCAACAGGTAGTTTATGGCCCTAAAAATTTCTGAGTCCGCTGCCGTACAGATGCCGATGAAAACGGTTGCCAGTTTGATCACGATGGTTGCCATCGGGACCTGGGCTTATTTTGGCCTACACGAAACGCTTAACCAACACTCAACAAAGATAGAGTTGATGCAAAAAGATTTAGACCAAAACTCAGAGTTTAGAATTAAATATCCAAGAGGCGAGTTAGGTCAATCAGCCGGAGAGGCAGAGCTTTTTATGATTGTAGAGCACGTTAGTGGCTTATTAGAGGATGTAGAAGAAGAAATTAAAGGTATGAGAAACAATGCAGTTAACATAGAATTTTTGAAAAAAAGAACTGAGAAGTTAACTGAAGACGTAGAAAAATTAATTAGAAACGGGACTGGTAAACATCAATGATAGAAACTGTATTCGCACTTATATTAACGTTAAACGGAAATATGATAGAGCATGTATATAAAACCAACCTCAGCGATTGTTTGAAATCCAAGCGTATCGCGCAGAACGAGGTCAATCCTGAGAGAGTTGTATTTAGTTGCCAGAAAGTAAAGGCTCAAACAGAGATATACATGGATCGAAAAAAGATTGTTAAAATATTAAAATAATGGAACCAATCTGTTATATATTTTTAATGCTATGGTTGATGGGGATATCTGAATAATGGAACCATTTTTCCCTATAAATACTCTTATAGCTTTTATATTGCTTTGTGTAGTAATATATGTAGGGTTAAAAGATAACGATAAATTATGAAACTTACAGCTAACATAACTCTTGATGAGTTAACTAAGTCTCAAGTTGCGGAACGTAAAGGTATTAACAACAATCCTAATCCTGCGCAAATAGAGAATTTAAAAGCATTGGCTACAAACATATTACAGCCAGTCAGATCACATTATGAAAAACCTTTAATTATATCATCAGGATTCCGTTGTGCCCAACTTTGTGTAGAAATTGGTAGCAGTGTAAACAGCCAACATGTGGCAGATGATAATGCAGCTGCAGCAGACTTTGAAATACCTGGTGTAGATAACAGAGAATTAGCAAAATACATTAGATCAGAGCTAGAATTTGACCAGCTTATCTTAGAATTTTATCGTGATAACGAACCGTCGTCGGGCTGGATACACTGTAGTTATTCAACAAATCAAAATAGAAATCAATCATTACGAGCTGTAAGAGAAGAAGGTAAAGTTGTCTACAAGCCTTGGATAGAGTAATGGTTAGAGAAGTTAAAATAGGATATATAGATACTGTTCATGGAATTTGTCCACACTGTGATGAAGATACTTTGTTAGTTGCCATTGTAACTGACTATTATAAGTGTACACATTGTGGTCAAGAAACTAGACAATATATAAATGGATCTATCAGATATTTAAAACTTGATGAAAAAGATAGAGAATTTGTACAAAGAGTAAAATTAAAAGAAACAGATGGCTAAGAAAAAACCTCTCTTCGGTGTATCTAATTATGTAAAGCGAACGCCAAAGAAAAGACCTGGCCGTCACACAAAGAAATATAGTAAACGCATACCAAGACGTAAGAAGTATAGGGGCCAAGGGCGCTAATGTTTGAGAAAGTTACAATAATAACGTTGTTATATTTAACAACTATGGGAGATATCAAACAAGAATCGTTTGAAGTTGTAGGTAAAGAAACATGTGAATCATGGTATCATCACAATGTAAAAGTCACAGAAAGAAAACAAAGAAAGATGTTCAGTAATCTTTACTATCACGAATACAAAGGTAAACAAGTTATTGGCTATGTGTGTAGTGATGAACCTCCACAATAGTTTAGAATCATTCTAAACTTGATCAAAGGTTTTACATTTAAATTGTACAGTAATCAGTTTTTCATTAACCGTGCTTTGACCTAGTTCCCTCATCAAACCCATAGCATTAAGATAACCTGCGGTTGCACAGTCAAAATGGGTCTTATATTCACCTGCAGGCATCTCATTCATGCATGATAAATGTAGCGCAGAACACACCTGCATTATTAGTAAAAATTTCATTTGACCCCTTGTATATTTTGAGTTAATGTCCTATATTGGAAAAAAACAAATAATAAAAGAAAGGTTACAAGCTATGACAGACTTTAGCAAGTACAAAAACATAACGGTCGATAATGACACGTATGCAACTATAACAAAACTTCAGACGAAGTTAGCACCAGATGTTAAACTTAGTCGTAGTCAAGTTGTAAAAACATTAGTAAACGAGAAAGCGAGAAAACTAAATGGCAGATTTAGCAAACAGTGAAATTTTTCAATCGGTGCCTAGAACACCAGAAGAAAAACTTTGGAAAGCTGTGTTATCTCAAGGAGTATATGAAGCATGCTCCACAAAGTATAATGCTTTGCCATTAAGTTTTGGTGAGTATAGATCTGCAAAAGAGTGGATAGATTTAAGCAACAAAGATTTCTGCATGGTCTGCACACTAGCAGGATACGATCCAAGATATATTTATCGGAAAGCAAAAAATTTAGTGAGGTTAAAAAATGGTTCGTAAAATATGTGATGCCTGTATGGGTAATGGTTATCGAAGAATATACAAAGACACATCAGAAAGAGAGAAAATAACAATACAATGTCAAAAATGCAGTTCAGCAGGGGAGATAGAAGATGAAGATTTTAGCTATGATTATAGTGGTCTTGACCTTAACAAGTTGCAGTAAAGTACAGTGGGGCGACTGGGAATGGGATCCAAGATCTGCTATGGCAAGAATAACGTTTGGAGTATCTAAATGACAATAATGAGTCATAAAGATTGTGAAGAGTGGGCAGCAATGATTGCTCAAATGCAAGATGATCCTAGTTATCATCCCAAGTATAATAAGAAAGGAGTAAAGCCAGTGAATAACGATAGAGGACCAAATGATCTAGAAGAAAAGATCCGTGTGTTAGAGTTTAGAAATGCAAAACTACACCAACACAATGAAAAGATAGAACGAGAACTAATAGAAACAAGAAACAAAGTAAAACAGTTAGAAAAGATGCAGACTGATCAGTTTAGAAACCAAGGAGACATGTGAACAAGAAAGGCGATGCAATAATAGATATCCCAACTTTTAGAAAGTTTTGGATATACGACAAACCATACGGCCATGATATTGTAATCTATGCTGATACCGGCAAGACAACAATACAGTGTAAATGGCCAGATAGAAAACGAGGAGCCAACGGGAGGGTTAAATTAGATGATACAGGGAGATAGTATAGAATACGATTTATTAATTAAGTGGTCGAAAGACTTTGACTGTAAAGGATACTACAGTTGTGAGGTAGGTGTACGAGAAGGACTAGGATCTAAAATAATTATGGACAATGTAAAAAATAATTACATGCACATAGGTATAGATCCATATGGTAGTTTAAAATATCAACACTATGATGAAGGTGGTGATTATGTTTGTGATTATACCGACGAGATGAGAGATAGATTGTTACAAGATTTTGCCGGATACAAACACAGATTTCATTTAGCTAATATGAAAGACAATGAATTTATGGATACGAATGGAGATAAAAGATTTATGTTTGTGCACCTTGATGGACCACATATGACACGAGATGTTATGATTGAATCTATTTGGTTTGGGGCTCGAGCGGCGAGTGGCTGTAGATTTGTTTTTTTC